ATGCGGTCGGGGTGTTATGTGTGCGTATTCCGTAGTGATTGACCCCTCCCCCCGTAATGACGGCGTGGGGGTATCGGCGGCTATGTGTGTGTGATTGCGCTCAAGACTTATTGGTCGAGCGGTCTATCCCCTCGTGCAAAGTTGCATCGGGCATGGGCAGGGGCTAGGGGGGACGCAGGGTCTCCAGCTATTAGGTGGTCAGCAGTTATTTCATTGCGGTTAGTAAAGGGCTTCTTGCAGATGTGGCAATGAGTTGCGTTCTGTTTGATTATCTTTGCAGTTGCTCTGTACGCCGAGGAGTAGAGGGTTCTTTTCTTTGCCTGTCTTTTTGGGTCGGCAGCCCTCTGCCTCTCACGCTCTTGCTCGTGTGTAGTCCTACACCCAGCGCAGTAGTCACCCCTATCGGTGTGTAACTGTTGGCACTTTAGGCAAGGCCTTGGAAACCTCATAGTTTCCCTAGCCTACCCCTATCGCATCCCTAACAGGCGCAGTACATCTTGTAGTGGAACTATGCGACCTATGCTGCCATTGGTCTTGTCGCTCACGATTGGTTGTGACTTGGTTGGGTAGTTGCCATCTCTTAGTAATTGCTTGAGTGCATCGGCCTTGACGATTATGAAGCCAGTCTCATTAGGTGTAGCGAATGCCCAGAAGTCAGCCTTGCTTATGTTTATACCGCTTGGTCTCTTATCACTCTGGTCAGGCTTAGAGAACTGATAGGTCTCTATGTATAGGTTGCCTGTCTCTGCTATGCGTGAGTCTGTCTTGACTTCTACTGTTCCGCCTTCTATCGATTGTAGGAATGTGCTGACTAGGTTTTCTCCTACCCTGCCTCGGCGGAAGTCTAGGTCAAAGTCTGGCTGGTAAGTCATTTCTCTTTGCTCGCCCATCCTGAGCCTTTGAATGTGACAGGCGGTGATGCAAATACTTTGTTCATTTCCCCTCCACAATTAGGACACTTTGGCTTTGGGTCCTCTGTGAAGCCTGCCATAACAGTCAGGGTTCCATAGCACTCGACACACTTGAACTCATAAGCTGGCATTAGAACAATCCCTCGTCTATCTTTTCCTCTGCGTTTTTTAGCCTGCCCTCAATGATTGGGATGTAGTCCTCGGTCATCTCAATACCGATAAACCTAAAGCCCTCTAACAGTGCTGCCTTGCCTGTCGAGCCTGAGCCTGTAAAGGGGTCAAGGACTGTGCCGTTTGGTGGCGTGACTAGCTTGATTAGGTATTTCATTAGCTCGGTTGGTTTGACTGTTGGGTGAAAGTTTGCAACTGGTTGCCAAGCAGGACAACCGCAAAGTTCTTTTTGAGTTTTGTGTTTAGGGCAGATGGTTGCAAAGGCTTCCTGACTGACAGATTTCTGAACAACTGGCAAGTCATCTAGCCCTTCATTCCTGTCACGCTTTGATGCTTTAGCAACATAGAAGAATCGTGATGCACCGCCGCTGTCTCCGTATTCTCCATTTTCTTGACCTGCCTTTATCCCAATACCTTTACCAAAAGCAGTCTTGTTGAAGCCGTCAGAAGTTCTCACCCCAGCCTTGCCACTCTTGGTTATTCCGCTCTGCTCATCTAGTAGCTCTGCGCTGTATTCGTCAAGGATTACATTTGCAGGCCATCTGCCTTGAGTGTTTATCTCGCCAGTTCTCGCACTACCATTCAGTCCATCGCCATAAGTAGAGTTTGATTCCTCTCCCTTCTTGATAAATTGTGGCACTTCTCCTGCAATCCTTGAGCCGTCTATGTTCAGCCCACCTGTGCCCCACTTGAGGACATTCTCAGCAACTGTTCCGATTAGGGGTTTGCGAGCGACAACTATTGGTTCGAAGGCAGGCTTTAGGGCTGTTCCCCATCCTTCCCATTGTTTAGCTTCAGGTGTTGAGGGTGCGGTTTCATCAACCGTTATCTGACCCCCAGCCCAGCCTTCTTCAGTCCGAGCGTTACCAGTTATCTTTTGCCCGATTACTTCTCTTTCTGCCCCTGCCTGTTTGTCTATCGCCTTAGAAACATCTAGCGACTTAGGAAATCCTGACCCATACATCCAAGCGATTGAGTCTCTGACATCAAACCCTGCATCCTCAATAGCAACCGCAACTCTGTGCCAAGTGCGAGTTCCGCCGAAGCTGAGTAAGTGACCACCGGGTTTGAGGACTCTAAGGCACTCTTTCCAAAGCTCGACTGAGTAAGCAATTCCTGATGAGTCCCACTTCTTGCCCATAAAGCCAAGCTCATAGGGTGGGTCAGTGACGATGCTGTCTACTGAGTTATCAGGCAGGGTAGGAAGAATGTCTAAGTTGTTCCCAACATGCACTACCCAGTTCTGCCCCTGAATCACAGCTTCCTCACAGTTCCAGCGAACGGCACATCTCGCTCTAGCTCTAGCGTCACGATTCCTGTCGTGCTGTCTGTTCCTGCCTGTCGTCTAAACCAATCACTACCTGCATCGCTTGTAGAACACTGCACCCAGAACTTAGAACCTTCTTGGTCTGTCCGTTGTCCTAGCTCGTGTACGGATAGGAAATGGAAATGCCCAGTCAGGAGTAAGTCACAGGGTTGCGCCCATTGTGAGCCGAACGAACTGGCAGCCCACCACTTAGGAATGCCCTCTGGTCTGCTGGCTTGGTGTCCATGCACTACACCGATTGTGTTTACGCCGTACTTGAATGCAAAGCCTTCATCGTGAGGTTGTGGGATTAGGTATTCGACATCGAGTCCTAGTTCTTTTGTCACCCTGCGAATTTGTTGCAAGATGACGATGCCCCAATCATCAAGTCCGGGTCTTCCGACCTGTTGTCCCTTGAATCTGTTTTGGCAATGGTTAGAGGCAACTGAGCCGTAGGTAACAGGTGCGTACTTGGCAGCACGCTTGACCAACTCAAGTAGCAGAGTGATGGCGACATCTACCTGCTGCATCGGAGATAAGTCGTTGGATTCGAGTTGTGAGTATTCGCTCTTGTTAGACACTGACTCGATTACATCGCCCATGTCCATGATGAAGATGCGCTCGTACTTGCCAGCCTTTATCTGCTGCTCAATGCGGTCATAGCTTCTTAGGACACGAGCGATTGTTTCTTGTGTCCCTCCTCTACTACCTGTCTTGCCGATTTGATAATCAGCAGGGCAGATAACTAGAGCCTTCTCTTCCAGCTTCTTTAGCTTTTGTTCTTTGACCTGTTTCCTTGCCTCTGACATAAGAAGCGGTAAGTCAATCTGTGCGTTCTTGCGTCTAAAGGTAAAGCGATAAGAAGTCAGCCACTCGCCACCTTCTCGCTGTTGCCAGCGTGAGGTTTTGATTGGTGGGATAACTTCAATGTCAGTTGGGTCAATACCTGCGGAGACTAGGAAGTCGTCAAAGTTCTCTGGCTCAGAAGTTAGCCCTGGTGTGGTGGCTGTGCCTTCGAGTCCGTCAAACTCAATGCCGGGTCTAAAGTTCTGTGGCGCTTGTAACTTCGGCGCAGGTTGTAAGTTGTCGAGCATTATCGGTAACAGGCGCAGAATTTTCTGCGATGCCTTCCAATAGCCTCATTAGAAATCTTGACTCCCCTAAATGCTAGGGCAACAGAAAGACCTTTGTCTGACCACTTTTCGGAATCAGCAACAGCTTCTAGGAAAATCTTTGAGTCTTTGTCTTCTAACCCCTTTGCAGTGTCTCTGACCTTGCAGCGGTAGTTTTTAGTCGGTTCCAAGCCCTCTAGCATTTGCAATCCCCTTCTCAGCTTCAGCTCTTATTTCAATCTTTACTGACTCTATTAGTTTAGTTAGTTCATCGGTTCGGAGTGTCCGATTTCCGTTCAGGATTTGTGCGGCAAGTATGTTACGAGCTAGGGCTAGTGCGCCTAAGTTCGCCCCTGCCGTCATCAGCTCTATCGCTAACTCTCGGAAGCCGTCTTGGAACTTCCATCGTGCGAACAGCTCATCTGGTGTTTCTGGCATCTCGGTCATAGTGATAGGTCATTCTCGTCTGCGATTAGGGCTTGCACTATCCGTTGCAGGGTAGGAGATTGCCAAGTGTCATCCACTAGGGCAACCTCTAGGTAATCTGCTAGGTCTTCTCGGATACTGTCTAGGTCTGCTGACCAAACTAGGTTTGGGTCACGCAGTAGGGAAGCGGCTTGCTTGAAGTCTGC